TTAACAGAGAAGAGTATTCCAAAGATTTGATTGTTGATTTATCGATTGAAAATCCATATGAAAGAGACCATAAGGTTACTACTGATTACATCGAACAAGGATATAAACCATGTTCCGCTTGGTTTGAAGGGATGGTTAAGAAATTGAAATTCGATAGACGTAAGGTTGCTCAGGAATTGGAATGTAACTTCTTGGGTTCAGGTGATAACGTATTTGAATCTGAACTTATGCAGAATATTTCCAAGAATATGTTAAGAGAACCATCCGCTAAGTTGATGGGAGGGTCTCTATGGATATTTAAAGAACCCGTTAACGGTCACAAATATGTTATGGGTGTCGATGTATCACGTGGAGATTCGGAGGACTTCTCGTGTATCCAAATCATTGATTTCGATGAAAGAGAACAGGTGCTAGAATACGTTGGGAAAGTTCCACCAGATGTTATAGCGGAAATTGCGTATAAGTGGGGAACGATGTATAACGCTTATTGTGTTGTGGATATTACGGGAGGTATGGGTGTTTCAACTGCAAGAAAAATGCAAGAAATGTCTTATGGAGGTGGTTTGTATGTTGATAATGTTGACACAACCAATAAATGGAAATGGGACCCCAAATTAAATGAAAAAATACCAGGTATTAACTTCAATAGTAAAAGAGTTCAAATTATTGCAGCATTTGAAGAAGGTATGAGACATGATTTCAGAGTATATTCAAATAGATTATACAACGAAATGAATACTTTCATTTATATCAATGGAAGACCGGACCACCAAAAAAATCATCATGATGACTGTATAATGGGGATTTCTATGGCAATCTATGTTGCTGAAAAATCTTTCCAATCTTTAAATAAAGTTACAAATCATACAAAAGCCATGCTAAATTCTTGGACAAGTAATGTTCATGAAAATAGAAATACTTCTGATTTCTTTAATCCAATGATTCCACAGATGGGTAAAGATTCAAGAGTATGGAATAATGGAGCATCAAAAAAAGACTACGAAACATATAAGTGGTTATTCGGGGGTTGATAGTATTTATATTATCAAAGAATTAAGTAAAATTGTATCATGGCAGAACAGAATTTAACAGTTTGGCAACGATTATCCAAAACTTTTGGTCCAAATTCCCTTTTGGGTCAAGACTATCCAACTTTCAAGTTTGATAAGAAAGAAATATTACGCACAAAAAGTAGAGAAGAATATGAGAAGGAAAAACTTCAAGCTCAACAATCATTCTATTTGGCAGGTCAATGGACAAAGGTTGAAAACAATTTATATTCTCAAGCCATCTATTACGAACCATCAAGATTATCTGCCCAGTATGATTATGAATCGATGGAGTATACTCCTGAAATTTCTGCAGCATTAGATATCTACGCTGAAGAATCTACAACGACAAACGAAGATGGATTCATTCTTCAGATTTATTCTGAATCAAAAAGAATCAAATCAGTATTAGCTGACTTATTCAATAACGCACTTGATATTAACACTAACCTTCCAATGTGGACAAGAAATACCTGTAAATATGGTGATAACTTTGTTTACTTGAAGTTAGACCCTGAGAGAGGAATTGTTGGATGTCAACAACTACCAACAATTGAGATTGAAAGACATGAGGTAGGTGCGAGTCAAAAGATTTCAGTTCAGATTGAAAAAACTGAACCGAACAAAGCCTTAACTTTTACTTGGAAGAACAAGAACATGGAATTCCAAACTTGGGAGATTGCCCACTTTAGATTATTGGGTGACGATAGAAAACTCCCATACGGAACTTCTATGTTAGAAAAAGCAAGAAGAATTTGGAAACAATTGTTACTTTCTGAAGATGCGATGTTGATTTATAGAACATCAAGAGCTCCTGAAAGAAGAGTATTCAAAGTATTCGTCGGAAACATGAATGATGACGATGTTGAAGCATATGTTCAACGTGTTGCCAATAAGTTCAAAAGAGAACAAATTGTAGACAGTAAGACAGGTAACGTAGATATGAGATTCAACCAAATGGCAGTTGACCAAGATTACTTCGTTCCTGTGAGAGACCCTGCAGCGCCAAATCCAATTGATACTTTAGCTGGTGCTACAAACTTATCAGAGATTGCCGATATTGAATATATTCAGAAGAAATTATTGACGGCTCTTCGTGTTCCAAAAGCATTTTTAGGATTTGAAGAAGTTGTTGGTGATGGTAAGAATTTATCTCTTCAAGATATTAGATTTGCCAGAACAATTAATAGGATTCAAAAAAGTATTTTGCAAGAACTAAACAAAATTGCAATTGTCCATTTATTCTTATTAGGTTTCGAAGATGAATTATCAAACTTTACTTTAGGTCTTTCAAACCCATCTACACAAGCCGACCTATTAAAAATAGATGTTTGGAAAGAAAAAGTATTATTATACAAAGATTTAGTTGCAGACCCAGGAAATGGTATTCAAGCAACTTCATCTACATGGGCTAAGAAACACATCTTTGGTTGGTCTGATGAAGAAGTTAAACTTGACTTACAACAACAAAGAATTGAAAGAGCAGTTGGTGAAGAATTGAAAGCAACTGCAACAGTTATCACAAAGACAGGATTCTTCGATAATATCGACAAACTTTACGGAACAACAACAGGAACCACAACAACACAAGGTGCTGAAACAGAAACTGAAAGTCCACTACCATCATTCGGAGGAGGAAGTGAACCAGCTGGACTACCTGAACCAGCAGGTGGAGAATTAGGAGGAGGTGAAGCTCCACCACCGGCAGAAGCAGGTGGAGGTGAGGCTGAAGTAACACCTGAATCAAGAAAGAAGGACTTTAATATTTTAGTTGAAAATAACATGATTAAAGGAGACCAATTCCTTGATTTAGGAAAAGCTAGAGAATCTTTGGGAGAAATTTCAAAAGAATTGGATAAGTTATTAAATTCATAATATTTATATTCAAATACAAAAAAATGACTTTCGGACAAGTAAAATCCATTATTGAAAAAAATCTTATTGAATCGTATAGAAACGAGAAAGAATTTAAAAAATCTTTAAGAGAATTTAAGGAAAATGTTCTCAACAGTAAGTCGTTGTCCAAGGTTTATAACTTGTATGACCAACTTTCAACTTCTCAAGGTCTGAGTGCTTCAGATGCTAATGAATATGTTAATGAAGGTATTGGTCTTATCCAAAGATTATTACCAACAATCAAAATGCCAAAAAGTATATCTGAAAGTAATGACAACTTATATTCAGACATTGATACTTTAGTTTATACAAATAAGCTCAATATCCACGAAAGATTACAGGCTAGAAAAAATATCATCAAAGTTTTAACTTCAGAAAACAAAATTGTTAAAGAATCTATACAAATTCCAATTAGCACAATGGTGAAAATCGCTAACCAAACTTTGGAAAATTATGTGGATACTATGGACGAACAATCTAAAAAAACCTTTATTGAAATTCTTAAATCTGATGGTGAAAATTTAAAAGAAGGTTTTTCAGCACTTAAAGAAAAAACTATCGAAAAATTGAATTCGATTCTTGGCGAACAAAAAGAAAGTGATGTTATTGAAAAAATAACTGAAACAATTAACAAATTGAAAGAAGAAGAATTCAATCAAATTAACTATGTAAAATTAGTTACTTTAGAAAAGAATTTATAATTCGTTAACTTTTCTTTGTTTGTAAATTGCTTTCAACTTCTGAGCTCTTTTCTCAACAGATTTTTTTGTGAATTCTTTCCTATTCATCAATTGTTGATTTTGTTTGGTCTTAATAACTTTAGACTTTAAAGTCTTGAGAGCTTTCTCAATGTTTTCGTTGTTTTTAATTTCTATAATTAACATATTCTGAAATAAATATTATTGTTTTTTGTAATTTTTTGACATTGAGTTTTATATGTCTTATTTTTATTGAAATAAACTTTAATAACATGAAATTTAATGAAAAAAGGTAAAAGTGTAAAGTTGAATCTTTACAGTCCAATCAAATCAGTATATGGCACTGTCGATTCAAAAAATTTAAAATCAATTTACATTAATATCCAATCTTGGGTATGTCCCAAAAAAGACCACGATAATTGGCATAGGGTTGTATGTAATCTCAATCGTGAAATAAAGCATTCAGTATTCAATTCAATATCTCAAACAGTTTTTATGGATAAAAGCATTGTAGATTTAGATTTAAGAACGAGTGGGATATCAGTCGGAAAAAAATCTTTTTTTAATTTAGAAGTAAATTTATATACAAATGAAGAATTAGATTTCAAATCTCAAGAATTAAAAGATTCAGTTAAAAGAATCGTTAAAAACATTTTTACAAATAACCTTACAAACAATTCTTATTTCGACTTTTATAAAACCAAAAAGTAAAATAACAACTAAACTTACTCAATCAGTATATTTATTTCTAAAAGAGTTATGAAGAAATTAAGAATTCTTGAGGCAAATGAATCAGGTCATGGTATTTTGATTGAAATGGATGCTGGCTATGTGTCTCCTCGTGAAGATATGAATGCAGCTTTTTTAAGAGAGGCTGTCAAAATGGATTATAAAAATCCTTTTGAATTTTATGCTGTTCTACAAAAATACGACACTCCAAACAGAAATGGTAGATTCTATCCTGAAAGAATACTCAAGAGAGAGGCTGAAAGATATAAAAAAATGATTGCTAAAGGTTTATCAACTTCAGAATTAAACCATCCAGAATCTTCTTTAATTGACCTCGATAGAGTTTCACACATAATAACAGACGTATGGTGGGATAAGAATATATTAATGGGTAAATTAAAATTACTCACTTCACCAGGTTTTCATGAAAGGGGTATCGTTTCAACTAAAGGTGACCAAGCGGCTAACTTAATGAGACAAGGGGTAACCATGGGTGTTTCATCAAGAGGTGTTGGTTCCTTGAAAAAAGTTGGGGAAAGAAATGAAGTTCAAGACGACTTCGAGTTAATTTGTTTTGACTTAGTATCCTCACCTTCAACACCTGGTGCTTATCTTTTCTCAGATGTGAACGAAAGAGAAAAATATGAAGAAAATCTTGAAGAAGAAAAGAAAGTTTCACAACCTGAGAAGAATTTAGACAAGTCTATTGATTTGATGAAAAAACTTACCGATTTTTTAGGTAAATAAAAATTAAAATTATGGACGAAAAGTATTTTGTTGCTAAAATCACCTATGACCTTCCTGATGAAAACTCTGGTAAAATTAAAAAAATTAGAGAAGAAAAATTAGTTAAAGGTTTCTCAGTAACTGATGTTGAAGCTAAGGTTACAAAAAAATATGAAGGGTTTTCTCACGATTGGAGAATAACCTCAGTTTCAGAGAGTAAAATCGATGAAGTAATTGATTAAAAATTTAAAGTGGTCCTAACGACCACTTTTTTTATTTTATAGAACTATTTATAATAAACTTTTTAAAATGATTTTTATTATAAATTACAGAGACCAAAGTTCAACCCTATTAAGTGCGACTACGTGGTCAGACGCTTCAGCATACGCTGAAGGAACTGGTAAAGAAATTTCATCTATTAATCAACCTAACTACGGAACGTTGGTTTTGAATTCCCCTCTATCCAGCAATTTTTATCAATTAATACTTAAAAACAATTCAACAGGTGTTTCCACAAGCTATTTTGTTTTTGAGGAAGATTATCAATCTTTAACCACTTGGATTGAATCACAAGTAAATACAGAGGTGACACAACTATTCCACCAACAAAGAAATTACGTTTCATTATAAGAGAAATAATACTTTTTTCTTATTTGACACTATTTATAAGTTAAATTAAACAATTTTTCTATGCAAGAAAATAAAGATGTAGTACAAGAGGCACTCATTCGAATGAAACAAGTCGAAGATGTAATTGCCGAGAATGCAAAAGGAATACTTGCTTCAACTATGAAGGAAGAAATCAATCAATTAGTAAAAGAATCTCTATCTGAACAAGATGATGACGAGGTTGAATTAGATGTAGACATGGACGATGACACTGAAGAAGTGGATATGGACATGGATATTGATAACGAAGACGAAGTCGGAATGGATATGGACTTAGATATGACTGACATGGATTCAGAATCTCCTATTGATTTAACAAACGCTTCTGACGAAGAAATTCTAAAAGTTTTCAAAGCTATGGGTGAAGAAGACGGTATCATTGTAAAGAAGGATGGCGAAGACATTCATCTTACTGATAACAATTCTGACAACGAATACTTAGTAAAACTTGGTGAATCTATGGAAGAAGAAATGGACGAACAAGAAGAGGAAATGGATGAACAAGAAGAAGAAATGGACGAATCATCTCATTGGGGTGGTAACAAAGGTGACATTTCTAAATCTCGTAAAGACTACATGGAAGAAGACGAAGATGTAGATGCAGTTATTGAAAAGTTATTCTCATCAGATGACAGCGAAGACATGGATGTTGACGTTGAAGACGAAGAGATTATGTATGAAATCGAATTTGACGAACAAGACGATGACGACATGGATGATTCTGCTGACATGGATTTGGACGAACAGGAAGAAGAAATGGATGAGCAAGAAGAAGAAATGGATGAGCAAGAAGAAGAAATGGATGAGCAAAATTGGGAAGAAAGCTTAGATGAGGCTTACAGTCACAAGAAAGCACCAGGAGTTAAAGGTAGTGGGCCTAAATTCTCTTATGACAAATCTGCTAAAGGTGGATTCAAAGAAGATAAGAAAGTAGGACCTAAATCTGTAGGAACTGGTAAAGCTAAGTTTGAATACAAGAAAGGCGCGAACATGGAAGGAAAGTCTAAAGTAGTTAAAGCTGAAACGAAAGAAGGGAAATTCGGAGGCAACAAAGGAGACGATTCTCGTTCTAAAAGAGACTACGAACAAAAGTTTGGTGGTAACAAAGGTGACAAATCTAAAACTCATAGTGGA